CCGACAGAATTTCACCTTTAAAACTGGTACACATTGCCTGGCTGTTAGCCATTAAATCCTCCGACTTCAGATATAGAAACAATTGGCTTTTTCATACGCACATGCGCCGATCTATGGACAAGTTCCCCGTCTAGCCAGTATTCAATCCAGTTTGTGTTTTCGTTGTCGTTGTCTACAACACCCTCGCGTTTTTCCAACAAGGAATCGTCCATTTCTCCCTTTGTGGTGGTCACTATCATTGCGTGACAATCTCCACGCCAGCAGCTCTACCGTCAGGGCCACGCACAATCCGTTTAGGTGCAGACAACATTTGCATCATCCCGCCCATTTGATTCATGGTCTGGTCGTGTTTGCCCATCATGGATTCGTGCATGTCAGATATTCTGCTAATTGCTTCGGCAACATGATTGCCGAGTTCATAGGTAATCTTCTCAGACGCTGCTTGCTGTGCTTCCATTGCCGGAATATCCAACCCCGGATTTGCCCCGATACGAGCAACCATGATTTTAGTTGCCGCTTCGAGTTCCGTTTTCCAGCGGTTAAATTGTTCTTCTGTTTGCAGCTTTTGCTGTGCCATTGCCGCGTCATATTGTTGGCGTTGTGTTTCGCTTTGTGCAGCCGCTTGAATTTTCATTTGCTCAATTTGCGTATCAGCCTGAATCTTTGCTTGTTGGATTTGCGCGTCAAACTGTGATTTGGCTTGTGCCGCTTGTATATCTGCTTGCGCCCGAGCCTGATCGGATGCTTGCTGTGCTTGCATCTTCATCATTTCAGGGTCAGGTTTAGGTTGTTGCGGTTGTGCCTGTTTCTGTTTCATCTGATCCAACGCAGCATCCAAAGCGCCTTCAATTGGTTTAGATTGTTTAAACGCCGTAATGCCAAACTTCATTACCTCGACCAACATCGGGGTGATTTCTGGGCTGGCTTGGGCTACCGGCAAGGCTTCGCGCAAGAAACCGCTAAAGGCTTGAATGAACTCCATCCTGTCGCGTTTGGTTTGTGCTTCGTCCAATTGCACCAAAGAATCAGCGGCAACTTCAATGCGGAAGCTCCGCAAAGGATTGTCTTTCATAAGTTGCAAGGCTTCGGGAATCAATTGCTGGTCAGCGGGCTGCATTTGTTGCGCTGCCGCATACATCAAAATGGTTTGAGGCTGGAACTTGCTGCAAATAATCTGCGCTTTTAGTCTGAGCAATTCGGTGGCAAACATAGCCACATCTTCCTGCATGGAGCGCAAGCGAATAGATGCGTACTGCCCCTTGATTTGCTGTGCCGTAGCCGTTTCGCTTGCCATCGAACTGCCGCGAATAATGTCTGACAACCCGGTGATCTCGTAAATCTGGTTCTTAATTTCAGTCCTTGCCCGGTAGCATTGCAGCAAAGCATCAGCCAGGGTGTCCAGCGGCAGCAGGTCGATACTGCCCTTCAACCCGCCTTTTTCGCCAAACGCCATCCACTTATCCACAGGAATAAGCGCGTTGTTCTCGCCCTCAGTCATCAGGCGCTGCAATGCTGGCTGGCTTGCGTCATATACACCCCGGACGCGCAAAGCCTTTACAAGCCCGTCTATACGGTCTGAGAGTATGTCTAGCTCGACTGCTTGGTCTTGGTACAGCACAAAGTCAGGAACCGGGACAAGGGTGTCGCTCGTCATCGTTGAGTAAAGCGGACGGGCGCAGGGCCAGAATCCCTCTAATCCTAGCGGATCATCCCGTTCATCAATGACCTCTGGCATGTTCTTACTGAACCAAACCACTTTTCCTGATTCTTTGTCCCACAGTTCGCAAATCTTGGCGCGGGTGTGTTCTTTTGAGGATTGCCCGTATGTTTTTAGGGTGTCTGGGCCTGCGTCAAACGGGATGTTTTTGCCAACCTTTTCGCCAAATCGTTCAATGAGGGATTCGCGGGTCATATAAACCCACCGCCATACACAGGTAACTTCCTCCCAAGTACGCGCTATGGAATGCCCAAAGTCTTTCCAGTGAACATAATCAGTCGGAGCGCATTCGTATTCAATTTCTTCCTGCGGCTCAACTTGACCAGCGGTTGCGTCTGTCTGCATTCCGGCTTCGTCGGTGTCCTCGGTGATGCTTAGTCCATCTTCAGGAATGTCCAATTGCCGCACATGCGGTTCGTACCGCACCCAAGCAACACCACGCCCGCCAAGAAAACGATCTTCAACGCAATGCTTCATAGTTGCGCGGAAATCGGGGTAATGCTCAACCTCAAAATCTAGCGCACGCTCAATCAATTGTGAGGCTACCCTGCCCACAGGGTCGTTATCGCCAAACCTACGGGAAACGTCTGCTTTTGGCAATCGAGCATAAACCGCAGGGATTAAAGTCTGAACGTTAGACCAAAGAATGTTGAACTTTGCAGTTTCATTAGTTGTTGCGCTGCGGTTATCGTCCCGGTAACGCTTGATAATCTTTTGCGTTCGGGCTTCCCATTTCTTGAAGTCTCCGTCATAAGTGGCGACTATGTTCAACCATTTATCAACGCCGGTTGTGGTTTGTTTCATTATTTATTCCGTTTTGAAATGGCGCTTGCTTTGGCTTGGGCATCTTCTTTGCTGCTTGCGCCCCATGCTTTAAGCGCTAAAGCTAGGCGAGTCGGTTTCCCGTTCTTTTCCATTGGCCCCGGCATATTGCCCATACGGGCAAGGAATGAGGCTCTGCGGGGATTGTCGCCAGCTTTTACAGGCGGTTTCAGCGTCCCGCCCGTTTCGGCTTTGTACGAGGCTCTGCCCTTGGCGTTTAACCCGCCCTCGGGGTTTTTACCTTCTTTGCGTTGCCATGCAGCGGTCATTTTTTCTTCTTTGCTGTCTTTGCTGATTCTTTAAAAGCATCAGCATTGGGCGCACCTGGGCTTCCGGGCTTACGCATACGCTCGCCAGAACCAGCTTTAATACGTTCCTGTTTGGCTAAAATATTGGCGTACAAACCGGCTTTGTTCATGCTGAGAATATCCCGACAGCCACCACGGTCGCGCCAGCCCCGGTGGTGATTTTCCACGGCCCTGTAACAGCCGCCATATTTAGTTCTAGGTCAAGTGGCCCCAGTTGAGCAGATGCAGCGGTGCTAATTACAATTGACGTAGAGCCATCAATTAACGTTACACCGGCGCTGGCAACGGTAATAACGTTGATTAGCAGCCGGTGGACATAATCACCAACTGCGCCTGTGCCGCCCAGAACCTGCGCGGTTTGCGATGCTGCAACGGTTTCATATTGATAGCGATAGGGATTGGATACGCCACTCATAATCTGCTGCTCCTGTGTGTTTTGTGGGTCGCCCACATATCGTTTAAGGTTACTGTGTTCTCAGGGCCAACCATCAGCGGTTTGTGCGTGTCTGGTTGTTTAACTCGCGGTTCAATACGCCAAGCAATAGCCAACATCCTCATAGCGTCGGCAGGATGGCTTGTCCAATCATGCCTTGGAGTTTGTCTAAAAGCCTTTTTGTCCTCGTCATATTCCCGCTGGTACTGACGTAAAGCCTCAATGCCCTCAAAGCATCGTTCCTCATCAAACCATGTTTGGGGGAGCATCTGGCGCACCGCTTGAATGCCATCTTGAACCCCAAGATCGGGGACTATCGCCATATTGTTAATGCCTAGATGCTCTGCCATTTGTTCAATAACTGATTTGCCACCACTGGCAAGCGTCTTGGCTCGGGCATCGTGTGGTAGATAGTGCTTTCCGTACTTGTAAGGCTTCGACTTAACCACCGCCCCTAGTTCATCAACGTTTGCCCCGCTAACAGCGTAATAATCAATAACGTGGATTTCGTTGCGGATGACCTGATACCACCAGATAGCCGTGTCGTCCCGGTAGCCCAAGTCCCACGCCGTATGCACAGGAACCTCGGGCTGGTAATCAACCTGTGTGATCCTGCCTTCTTCTGTGGCTTCTCTAAGGTCTTGACCATAGAACGCCCCTAGAATTGCTGCCTCAAAGCTGCACTCGTACTCCTGATCGTACTGATCCTTGCTCAATTGAGCGCGGGCTGCGGACAGTTCCCCTGGCGGCAATAATCCTGATTGACTTGCAGGAAGTTCCAGCAAAAACCATTCGTCTTTGAGTCTGCTTGCGGTTGTGCGTATGTCCCAGAACTGGTTTTTACCTTTCGGCGTGCCACCAAACACCGCCCACCCCTGCCGGTCAGACAATGCCGGACGAATGACGTTACCCCAGACGCTAGGCTTAAAGTCGCCAAACTCGTCCATGTATATCCCCGAGAATCCCAATCCCCGGATGGCATCGGCATTGTCAGCGCCAAACAATCTGACCTTGGCTCCGTTTATAAGGGTCACGGTCAATTCTGCCTCGTTGCTGTCGGCGGCAATGGGCTGCGAGTAATGCTTGAGATAATCCCATACGACCGACTTTGCTTGACTCCTGAACGGCGCAACAAACGCAAACAATGGCATTGGGTCTTTGCTGGTGATCGCCGCCCTAATG